TTTCCATTAGATTTAACCTCAGAATTTAAATAATCTTTTAATTCTTTTCCCTTTAATGGATTCCAATAAAGATTGAATTGCCAACTTGTATAGCTAGGTAAATTTCTTATTGGATGTATTTCAAATTTTTCTATAACTTGAAATTTAATTTCTTTATTGTATTTAGCTTTATAAGCTTTACAAAATAAATTCATATCACAATCTTCTTCTAAGAAAATTGATTCAATAGTTTTATTTATGTATGAAAATTCAGAAATTTCATTCTGAATATTTAAGTCAGTTACGTCTTTATAACTAACTTCTAACCATCCATGAGCAGCATCATTATGCTTTATAAATGTTTTATTCATAATCAATACTCACTCTCTAAAATACGTCTTAAACCTGATTCATCATTCAATAGGTATGCTCTACGAATACTTTGTTTTTCATAGTATTCACTGCAATCAATTAAATATTCACCCATGATTGATTGAAAAGTAGATTCATTCATAGGTTTACTATTTTCGCCTTTAATAGGTTTTGTTCGTTCGTTCATTGTAAGATTTGTATAAACTAATTAAATGATATCATAATAATGTTTATATGTATATAATTTATATCATTATCCGTTTATTAGTATTTCTTATACTTAAATACTCAAAAAAAAAGAGTCTATTTTTAAGACTTTTTATCATCTATAAAAAAGGTATATGTTCCCTTATCCTTAGTAATACTATTCATTTGATAAGTATATTTCTTTGGTAGGGTATTTAACCATTCTTGAAAGTCTTTAGGCATTAAATCACCCGAATAAAAAGGAATTGAATAATCCATTAAAAAACTCTACTTTGAACTATAAAATACCAATTATTATTCTCATATCCTATTGATAGCACTTCCATATCTTTATTATGTTCATTGAATGGCCATTCTCTTATTAATCCAATACATGCCAGATAATAATTGTCTACCGCCTCAAGATCGCTATCCCATTCAATAGTTTTACTCCATGTTGTTTTACCATCCCTTTTTAAATAAACCTTAGCTCGTGCCTTTAATTTATCAGTACTAGATAAATATTTACTTTTGATTAAATAACCTTTAACTTTAGTTTTTAAAAAAATACTATCTTTTTTCATTTTATTAATAACTCCATACTTAATTCATTAACTAACTCACTAGCTAAACTTAAATCTTTTATATCTTTATTTAATTTCATATCTTTAATAGTTATATATTTATAAAAATTAAAGTCTTTATTAATTAAATTATTCTTATGGTCATAACATTCATATATAAAATTATTATTATGCCTAGTTAGATAATCAAACATTCTTTTATATTCTAAGTTATCATTAATTTTTTTTATTTTATTATCTTCAATTACTTTCCAGTAAGGATAATATCTCTTATATCTTTTAGGTTCAATAAAAGTAAAATAATATTTACTTAAATATTTATAGCCGTAACATTTAACGGCTATGTATTTAGTATCTTTTATTTTAAAAATAATTTTATCTATATTCATTTTAAACTAGCTCCACTAAGTGTTCTTTCATAATCACTCTTATGTAGATAGTATTTTTTATCAAGTTCTAATTTATTAAAATCATTTATTATTTTTTCATTACACAATAAATCTATACCTAGAAAATTCTCTTGATTGAATTTATAAAAATCTACTGTCTTTTTTAATAGCTCTTTAAATTCTTCTTTATTTTCGCAAGTTTCAATAGTAATGTCACCCTCACAGTAACTAACTATTTTAAACTCTTTAAAATTAATCCAATTACCTAAATAACTAGCATCTTCTGAAGTATCTAGTTGTGCATAACCTTTTGAAGCACTACATAATTTTAAATCAAAAGTATATCTGTCTATACTTTCAAAAAATTTTTCTTTTTTAATTGTCATAACAATAAATTGTAAGATTTTTAATAAATTAATTTAAACTAATAAATTAATTTTTTTAACCTATCTAAAAATAAATAGGCTAAAAGAATTAATTAATCTTTGTATCTTGTAAATTAATTATCCTATTCTTAATTTCTATTTGTTCTTTTAATTGTTTTATTAAAAGATCCTTTTCGATAATTAATTTTTCTTGATGTTGAATCTGTGAATGTAAAATATTTATCATTTTATAATCCTCGAATTAATAATGTTTGTTGAGCTATCTTTTTTTGATAGTCTGTACCACTTGTCAATAGATACTCACAGGCCGAATTACTATTGTTATTTGTACATTGATTTAATGTACTTTTATTTAATCCTTGATCCATTGCCAATATTCCAAGGCCTGAAATACTAACAATTAAAAAGAAATTTTTCATTTATCTATATCTCCTAATTTTTGTTAACTCTTGAATAATCAAGATTAACTGCTATTGCATTGCCTACAGTCCACAAACTGTAAAATCCACCGATTAAAATTAATAGTTCCATTTTGTAAGATTTGAGTTAATTTTGTTTTGTGTTCGTTTATTAACCTTGTAACTGTCTTGTATGCCTCTGTAAGCTATCCAATTTTAGTTATAGGATGTTTGACCTATTGAAAAGGAATAGAGTAATTAAGGAAAAATAAAAGATAGTTAAAAAGAAAATAAACTTAGTTAAACTATAGCGAACATAAACAAGTTTTTATATTATATTACAATAACTTAACATAAACGTATTTATATATCATTATGAACTATTATATTAATAGTTAAAATCTTACAAATGACTTACGAACAATTTCAAAAAACTAATTTCTATACAGTTACTAAAAAGTATATGTTAGAAAATATGCCTCACCTGGCAAGCACCAAAACCAACCCGAACTGGAAAGGCGAAAGGTTTATTAATGAGGTTTTAAGAGATCTTTACTATCGTAAGGAAAGCCAAGGAACACTCCACACAGTCGCTTAGACGTACCTTAGAATTAATATTATTTTGTAGCTTTACCCTAGGGGTAGGGTTACAGAATATTTTTTTTATTTTAGGTTGCTTGGGGAACTTAAATATATATTGGTTAACTTTTTGGTTCTATGCGAATTGCGAGTTCTGGAGCTTGAATGTTAACGGTTTCTACGGATTCACCTATTACTTTGCCGAGGGAGTCTAGGATCTGTGCGGCTGTTTGAAGCTGACCTTTTTTAACAGCTTTGTTGAAGAGACGAATTCTCATTGCTTGAAGTCTGGGAAGAAGAGTTTCTCTATCTTTTTCCCAATCTTCTTTATTCCACTCTTTAACTTTTTTCCAATCTTGCCAAGCTGTTACTTCTGATATTGATTCAATTTTAGAATGTTCTAGTACGAGGGCACGGGTAGTTTTACCTTCAAGTTGGCGAGTGTATAGACGTTGAGAACGTTCTTGAACATTTTGAGCAGAGGAACGAGCAACAAATCTCATTTTACGTTTAGATTGTTCTATTGGTTGATCTGTAGGAAAAGTAGAAGAAGCCACGGACTTACTTGCGAGGTGTATTTAATGAAATAATAACCTAAAAATGATGAGATAGGCTATAAATAGGGGGTAATAGTTGAAAAAAGTGTTAATTTTATGGTTATGGCGGTAAAAAATGCGAATGATATAAGTTTAAGGTATGCACAGGGGGAGGTATTTAATAGTGATAAAAGATTTAGGGTGTTGGTTGCTGGAAGAAGGTTTGGTAAATCATACCTTTCCTGTATTGAACTGCTCAGAGGAGCTATCAATCGACCTGGCGAGGTATATTTCTATTGTGCTCCTACTTATAGGATGGCAAAGGATATTGCGTGGAAAGAGTTGAAGAAGTTAGTGCCGAAGGTGTGGGTAAAAGCTAAGAATGAAACGGATTTAAGGTTGGAATTAATTAATGGATCGACTATTGAGTTGAAAGGTACTGAAAATGCGATGGCATTGAGGGGTAGAAGTTTAGCTGGTGTTGTTTTGGATGAGGCAGCATTTATGGATAGAGATGTATGGGCTGAAGTTATAAGACCTGCATTAGCCGACAAACAAGGTTGGGCATTATTTATTAGTACACCAGATGGAACTGCGAGTTGGTTTTATGATATGTGGTGTTATTGTGGCGAGCAGGAGTGGGATGATTGGCAAAGGTGGAGTTTTACTACGATAGAAGGGGGTAATGTAGCAGCAGAAGAAGTTGAAGCAGCTAGAGGACAATTAGATGCAAGAACATTTAGACAGGAATTTGAGGCTAGTTTTGAGAATCTTACTGGTTTAGTTGCTGTTAGTTTTACTGATGAGAATATTGACAAGGAAGTACAAGATTTACATATGCTTCCTTTGTTAATCGGCTTGGACTTTAACGTTGACCCTATGGCTGGAATTTGTGCGTATAAGCATGACAATAACTTATATGTGTTTGATGAAATAATGCTGACAGGTGGTGCTACCACATGGGATTTTGCAGAGGAGGTTGTTAGAAGGTATGGGGTAGATCGAAGAGTTATTGCTTGTCCTGACCCTACGGGTAGTGCAAGAAAAACAAGTGGAGTTGGTGTTACTGACCATACTATCCTCAGACGTAATGGTTTTACTGTTTTAAGTCCTAAAGCACCCTGGAAGATTAGAGATAAGATTACTGCTGTTAATACTGCTTTACTTGATGCAAATGGAGATCAGAGAACGTTTATACATCCAAGATGTAAAGAGCTAATAAAATCACTTAGAACACTTACATATGCACCTAATACAGGTTTACCTAATAAAAACTTGGGTGTAGACCACGCATTTGACGCTTTTGGTTATCTTTGTCTACAACAATTTAATTTGGCAAAACCAGAGACACTAGGTCAAACTTCGTTTAGAATATATTAAGATACCTAATTCTTACTATGTACCACTCGACTACTAAGAAAAAGAAGAAGAAAAA